GGCTTGTCCCAATCAAGCATCTTGGCAATGGCTTCGTCGGGGAGGTCTACGGTGTAGAGGTGGCCCTGCACTGCGTTAGCTTTGGCGGCTATTTCTTCTGCTCGCGCTCCAAATGTTCTGCGCACTTGCGCCATGCCCTCGTCCGGGCCAAACACGGTAAGCAATTTTTTTGCTGCTGCTACTTCTTCGTCTGCAAAATTCCCGGCAGGCATTTGCAAGGCGGTTACGTTTTTTTGATATTGCTTCGCCACATCCGGCGCTTCCGCAAAATACAGCCCATGCCCATAAGCCTGCGCGCCCTCTCCCGTGCCGATTTTGGACAGGTCGAAGGCGTCGAACTTGTGCGGGCTGCCGTGATAGACGGTCGCCAGTGATGGCAGGAACGGCAAAGCTCCCAACGCCGACAGCGCAAAGTTCCCCGGCGTCCGGCTTTCCGGTTCCGTGGCGTACATGTACGCGTCACTTATCGGCCCCAGTAAGTCACCGCTAGGGCCGGGGAGCATCGAGGCCCCGGCTAGCAACTTACCAAGCCGCTGGGGCTTGTCGCGCTCTTGGGGCTGGCTGACGCCTCCAGGCGCGTTTACCGAGCCTGCCGGGGACGTGTCCGCGAACTGCTGCCAGTCCCACGCATCCGGCCCCATCGGGGCTTCGCGTTTCTTCAGGGCTTCCGCCAAGCGTTTCAGGTAGTCGCTCATTTCGCCGCCTTGTTCAGCTTTTCCACCGTCCTGAGGCCGCCCAAACCGAGGAGGCCGCAGAGGATGACGAACAGGTCGCCCAGTTCAACCTGGGGAATAGGCTGGTCCCCGCCGGACATCAGGAGAACCCAACTCGCCACCGGGCGGCCGATGTAGTGCCACGCGAGGGCACTGGCGCAAACCCAACCCACCGCAGGCCGCCATCCCGATACGAATCTGTCAGGGTTGGCCGCCTCCACCTGATTGACGGCAGTCTGTTGGCGCATGGCCTCCAGTTCGGCGTCGATGGCCTTGAACTCGCCGGCTTGCCGCAGCTCCTCAAGGGCAATGGCCGCTTGGGCCTTCTGCGCGGGGTCGGGCCATGCCCGGTCCAAGACTTTGCCGATTACCTGGGCGATAGCGTCCCCAATCACTTGAACACTCCGACAACCCCGGCAACCTTCGCCATTGCGGCCCCGGCGGCACCAGCGGCACCACCCACCAACATCAGCGTTTTCCAGCCGCCTTTCGCTTCGGATAACACCCGGCGTATCTCCACAAGCTCGCGCCGCATCTCGCGCAGTTCGTACTCGAGGTTAGAGATTTTGGCGTGGTGTTCCCCGATTTGCTGGTGCAGTTCTTCCGACATCAATGCCTCCCACATCGAGATTGGCGCGGTTCTAAAAAGCAGGGCGGGACGCACTGCGCGTTTGAATTCGAGCTTGTCGGCGTCCATGCCGGCTTTGCGCTATGCCCTCCCGGCATGGCGGATGCTGAAATGGTTACCATCGGCAAAATTTGATACACTTGCTTTATGAATAGCATGACGTGTTTCAATTGCGGCGCGGCAGTCGAAAAGCCGAACCCCAAGACTCAGCGGCATTTCTGCGGGATGGCGTGCTACGGCCAGTGGCAGCGCGGTCGAGCTTTTGCGGAGCAGGGGAAGAAGTGCCGGCCTGAGCGGAAATGCGGTGCCGAAGGATGTGAGCAAAAGCATTTTGGGCGGGGCTTCTGCCGCGTCCATTACATCGCGGCGTTTTACCCTTCTAGGCCAAAGCCAAAAGTTCACGCCGGGGCTTGCGTACATTGCGGCGGCCCGAATTTCAATCGACACAAGGGCGCCAAATACTGCTCTATGGCCTGCGCGGCAGAGAACAGGAAGAAGCCCTTTATCCTCAAGAAAGGCTACAAAAAACTTCTTATCCCGCACCACCCGCGCGCGGATAAAAAGGGCTATGTGTTTGAGCATATTGTCGTGGCCGAGGCGGCGATAGGGCGAGCCCTCCGCGCTGGCGAAGAAGTGCATCACGTAGACTTTAACCGCGCCAATAACCACCCGAGCAATCTTGAGGTGTGTGCCTCTCATGCCGAGCATATGAAACGCCATCACGCGCGCCCCGCATGAGTGATTGAAAAGTGGTTCCCATCGGGCCGTGGCCGCCCTGCTGAATCTTTGAAACGACCACCCCATCGGCAGTCGGGGGCCAGGCTTTCCCAATACTCGCCGAGCTTCGTATACGCGGCGCTGTCGGTCTGGTAGACGCCATCGACGAACAGATTCAAATCTATCGCCAACCTTTCCACATGGAGGCTGTTGACGATTCCAATGCCACGTTGCGCGTTGAGCTTCGCCTGTTCCGGCGTGCGCCACGCCTCGCCGAACGTGAGTTCCATGCCGTTGTTGTAGGCGTATTCAATCAACAGCCCGACGAGTTTCACGAACCGCCGTTGCTTCTGGCCGAGGGTTTCGCTCATCGTCTCTTGTAATTCCCCAAAGCAGAGGCCAGTGCCTGACGGCCGGCGGTGACGGGGTTCCCGAACTGCCGTGCGACGTTGGCAGCCGTCTGAACCGGAGCCTTAATCGCGCCGCCGATTCCCCCAGGCACATTGATGGCAGGCGCAACGGCCGAGGCCGCGCCACCTAACAGCGCGCCCCTCACACCACCACCCATGCCGCCCATCGCAGCACCTTGGGCGATTTTCGCCAGCCCCGCGCCGGGGAATGCCGCCATCGCGAGTCCGGGAATCATCGCGCCGAACCCGGACGACAGCATTCCCGATGCGTTCGCCCGTTTGGTTTCCGCGTTTTTCCAGTCGCCGAAATTGCTCAACTGCTGGCCGTAATTCGCGAGTCCGCTCTGCCCGATGTCGGACATGATGTTTCGGGCATCGCCCCCACCCTGCCTTGAGACGTAGCCGGCGAACTCGGTTATCGGTTTCGCCTGCTGCTGTAACTGCGCGTATTGCTGCCCGCCTTGAACGGGGCGGTTAATCAGTCCGCGCAAAGCCACCTGGCGCCCGATAAGCGGGTTGGCCTGCTGCATGGCTAACTGCTGCTGATGCGCCGGGACCGCGCCGGTTACGTTGTTTGCATAGCCCTGCTGGATAGTCTGCCGTGGCCCGAATTGGGACATGGTCGGGCGAAGGAAATTGAAATTTGGGATCATTCAGACACCACCCAATAATCGACAACGTAATTGACGCCGTAGGCGCAACCCTGCGGCCATGCCGCCTTCCCCTGCGCGCCACTGAGGTACACCTGGAAGCTGCGATTGGTCAGCGGGACAATCAGCGAGTGATTGCTGCGCTGTCCACCGCCGACGTGGGCCTCAACGGTCTGGCCGCGATAACCGCCCCAAGGTTTTGAGGAATCCGGGCGGAAATTCACGGTGAGGTCGCACGTTTCCTGCTGATTGCCGTGCGAGATAATCAGCATTCCGGATAGCCCTACCGCCACAGCATTGCGCGGCGCTCTAGCGGATAGGTCGATAGTCTGGGTAATGCCCCATGGAAGGCCGGCGCTGCCGTACGAATTGGCAAAAACGGCCGTTGGTGCGGGCCAGCCCGCGAGCGCAATGGACAGTGCGGCGGCTATCACGGTTCGATTTCCGTAACAGACAGGCGGCAGGCGATGGTGCCGCCGAATTTTCTTTCCGCCGTTGAGCCGTTCAGGACAATCGAGCCAGTAACGCCACCCCTCCCGGCCCGAATCCTGAATGTTGTTGCTGATGTGGTGCCTGCGGCCATTTCGTGCCTTAGCACCAAGTTATACATATAGTCCTGAGTAGGGGGTGTAACAGCAGTGGCGGCCAGCGCATTAGCCGCCGAGTCCTGAAATAACGCCGCAACAACAGTGACTGCGCCAGTGGACGAAATCGGCAGCACGGTTTCGATGACTAGGCGATTTGTAGATCTCGTCGGCGTAATCGTCGCCGTCAAATACTCCGTGCCCTCGGTGTTCTGCGGAATGGTGTCGTCGTACGGGATTTGATTGGTGGTAGTCGCCCAAGTCGTGTAAGGCGCGGCCTCCACCCGCTGAACCACTCCGCGCCTGTCCGATTTCAACAACTGGAACCGCGTCCCGTCGTAAACCACCGTGACAATGGAGCCCGCCAGAATATCGCCCGTAACAAGGGGCAGCGTTCCATTTTTCGTGACGGACTGGGCTGTGCCCACGCCGTTAATCTGGAGAGTTACCGCGCCGGTGTTTGCGCCCGCAGGGACGAACCGGAAAATCTGCCCCGCCGCGTACGCCGTGATGGCGGGGGACGCGTTGCCGGTGATCGTGTTTGTCCCAGAGACGGAAGTCAGCCACTGCGCCGAGCCGCTTTGCGCAGTCGCAGCAACGGCGGAATCGAGGCTTTGAGCCTGCCCGTAGGTAATCGAGTCCGTCGAGGCCGAGCCGTTTCCTAGCCCCGTGAGCTTGAAATTGCCCATAGGCAAATTAGCCGTCGGCGGGGCCTGCCCGTCCCGTGGCATACTCCCCGTCAGGGCTGTAGCAAGGTCCGCCGTCAGGGTGTTGAACACCGTTGCATCAATCACCGTCCCGGTGGTTACGGGCTGTCCTGCGGGCCTGATGTAGTTGCCTGAGCCGTCTCGTGGCATGATTAAGTCCTGCGTTTAGGAGTGCGACATGGAACCGTGGCAGCTTGCGTTACTCATCAAGCCGTTTGGCATCCTGGGATTCTGGTTGCTGGCCGCTGTCATCGCCCGCGTTATCATGCGGCGCATCCCAGACGGCCGGGTTAAGCGGCTACTGTCCCGCCGCGTAGGCCCCTGAGCCGATAGACAGGGCCGGCAGCGAATAGCCGTACAAGGCCCGCGCCATCTGCTGCTGCTGGCTTGGGATGAGCGCCTGCTGAAGTTCCTGCGCCCGCGCCGGGTTCATCAGCGCCTCGACTAACCCGCGCTGAATTGCTTCGTCTGCCGGTCTGGCGACGGTATCCACCGCCCGCCCCAGCGTTTGAGACAGCACGGACTCGCCCCACGATTCGGGAAGCCCCAGCGGGCCAGTGATTTGCCGCATGATGTTCTGGGACACCAGGTTTCGCGCAGTCGGCGAACCCCGCCCCAGCCCCTTGTCCGTCGCGCTTGCCGAACGGGCGAGGTATTCCTCGATTTCCCGCAAAGTCTGCATCTGGCCCGGGGCCATCAAGTCCTCCAGCGAACGATTGCGCATCCCTGTCGCGGACTTGATAAGGCTCGATGGATTCCTGAGCGCCTGCGCGTATTGCTCCGCTCTCACGCGAGACAGCGACGCGCCGGGGTTTTCCGAAAGCGCGGAGACCAGCTTGTCCTTCAGCGCGGTGCCAATGTCCATCTGATTGATGGGCCGGCTCATGTCGGCAAACAGCCGGTTCGCCTCCCGGTATTCCGGGACGGCCTTCCCTATTTGATTCGTGAGCGACTTCTTGAGCAACGTGAGTTCGCGCTTGACGGTCGAATTTGCCGGGTTCGCCAGAAGGGCGTTCACGTTATCGACGACTGACTTAACCTGCTGCGGGTTCTGCCGGATTACGAAGTCAGGCGTTTCGACAAAGCGTTTCGCAAGGTCCAGCGCCTCGGTGAACTGCTTCCCCTTCGGCTTGATTTTCCGCAGTTCGCTCAAGGCATCGTCGGCCGCAATCTGGCCGGTTTTCAGCCGGTGCAGAACCGTCCTGGCGGTTTTGATGTCGAGCGAACCCGGCGCTCCAGCGTTCCGCCCCTGCAGCGCGTCGTCCAGCACTTTCCATGCATCACGCCCGCGCTGCTCTGCGGGGTATGCCTCGAAAAGCGTCTCGCGGATTTCCCGCAGCGGCCCGGTAAGAGCCTTGTTCCCCGGGTTGGCATTGAGAACCCGGTCAATCAGGTTGACCGTGCGCGAGGTATCTACGAGCGCGTCCGAATCCCTGACCGCCGTGTAAAGCGGCTGCGTCGCCTGCCGTCGGGCGGCCACTGCGGCTTCCCGCGCAGCGTCATCACCCGCGACGCCGCCAATGGCCTGCCGAATCGCGCCGATGTTGGCATCCCGCTGCATGCTCAATGGCCCAGAAATGGCGGGGTCAAGGGAATCAGCGGCAATCGCCAGTCGCGCAAGCCCGGGGTCTTGCGATGCCTCCGCAAGGTTCATCTGCAGCCCGGGGATGTTCAGTCGCGCTCGCGCCGCGTCGTCTATCGCGTTCGGGTTGGTAGCGAATCGCTCCAGCGTTTCGGCGACGATTTGGTCGCGCCCGCGTGACGTGAACGGCTGAACCACGGCCTTCGCGAGCGAAGGGATAGCGTTACCCACCAACTGCCCGCCGCCGCCAAGGATGCCGCCGATTGCGGCCTGATTCAGCGCGCTCTCTCCCGCGCCTGTAGGCTGAAGGCCGCCCAGAAGGCCGCCAAGGGCCGCAGAGCCTGCGACCGTGTTCGCCCCGGGTATGGCAGCGGTCGCCGCGCCCAACGCAATATTGCCCGCCAGATTCCCCGCAAAACCACCGCCAGTTTCCAGCAATGCGCGGTCTGACTCCCGCGACTGGTCTATGCCCTGCTGAATGGATTTACCGGCGTCGCTTCCGTCCGTCGTGAACGTCTGCGCGATGCCCCGCCCGAGGTCCACGAACACCTTCCCAAGCCCCGCCCGCGCTTGGTCGATTCCCGACATATCTTCCGCCGCGTTAACCGGCGATTCCGTCAGCCCGACTTTCTTGTAGAAATCGGCCACCGGCATGTCGGAATAAAACTTCCGGTGCAGCGCGGTTGCCAGTTCCACGTCGCCCATGTCGTCGTACTGCGGGAACCGCATGCGGACTTCGCGCATATCCATCAGCGAAGCCCCAGCGGATCTACATCGCCGCCCGATGGCATGGCCGACTCATTGAATAACGGCTCAGGCGCACCCTGCCGAAGTTTCGAGCGAACAATCGCGTCAATGTTCTGCAATTTCTTCGTCCGCGCCATCGGCGTGTCCGTCCGCTTTGGAATCATCTCAAGCAGCAATTCCTGGTCCTTGTCCGTAAAGACGCCCTCGCCCGCCGTCCTGAACAGGTCTTTAAGCACCGGGGCCATTGCCGCAATCGCGCCTTCCGCCACCTGTGCGCCCGTGGAGAACGCGGGCAGCCTGCCCACCAGCGGGCCGGTTGCGGCGCTGTCCAAGCCCTCCACCAGTCCAGTGATGGCGGTCTCGTATGTCCTGAAGCTATCGTTGAATCGCCGCTGGTCAGCGTCGCGCTTCGTTGTGGCTTCAACCCCAGCCTGCGCCCCGGCAGTAGCCGCCGCCTGCGCGGCTTTCACGTCAGGGGAGGCCAACAGACGCGCCGTTTCCGCCGTCATGTCCTGTCCGCGAATCGCTGTCCCCTGCGTAATGTCTTGCCCGCGCAGCGTGATGTCCTGCCCGCGAAGGGTGGTCGACTGCGTCAAATCCTGCCCTCTGCGCGTCGTCTGGTCGCGCATGACGGCGTCCGGGCTGGCGGACTTCTCAAATTCGGAAACGGTAGTTGTCTCGCCCGTCACTGGATCAAACGCACCCACCACATGCCTGCCGCCCGCGTCAATGTTGACCGGCTTCTTCTCAACTACGTTAAAAATGCGCTCCATCACCTTGGGCGGAATATTCAGACCAAGCGCAGACATTGCCAGCGCCTGATTCATCGACGGCCCAGAACCACCAGCCTCGCCCGTGCCGGCCATGCCTTTCGACAGCGCCTCCGCGTACCGTTTCGCCAAATCCGCCCGCTGCTCGTCAACTCTGCTCTGTGAGCGGTTTGCGATGAGAGCCATGCCGAGCTTTTCAAACGGCTTGATTTGATTGTTCGGGATGGCCCACCCGCCAACCGTCTGCGTGCCGGTGTCGTTCGGCTGAACGGCCTGCGCCAGCAGGAGGTCGGCCAACTGCTGGCGACGGTCAAGCCTGCGCTGGTCCTGCGCAACGTCGGGCGCAAGAAAGTCCAGTGCGCTTGCCCCGGCGGTTTTTGAAGTGAACGGATTCGCCATGATTTACCTCCCCATGAGGGCGGCGGCAGTGAGGTTCACGCCCGCCGAGCCAATCGGGCCAAGCCACCCGCCGTTGGCGTTATATGCGCCCGTCTGCGCGTTATAGACGCCCTGGTTGTACTGGCCCTGCAAGCCGGCAGCGCCGAGCAAATCAGCCCCCGGCGCGGTGGCCTGCTGCGCGTATGCCTGAAACGCGGGATTCGTCACCTGCGAACCTGTTCTGACAGCGTTAAGGATGTTGATGGGCCTGTCCTGCAGTGCGCCCAGAAGGCCCAACTGCTGCGTCTGCGCACGCATGCCGGTGTCGATGCCCGCAAGGGCCGCCTGCATGCGGGCGTCGTTTTCTTGCCGTTCCTGAAGGCGCAGGGCGTTATCGTAGGCTTCCGAGCCCTGCATGATTCCCTGATTCGCGAGGCGCGTTTCCAACTGATTCCGAGCCATCTCAAGGTCTGGCCTCATTCGCGCCATGATGGCGTCCTGCGCCGTCTGGCCGGGGTTAATCATCGACGCGGGAAGGTCCGCTGCGGTGATGTTTTTACCTAACGCCTGACGGACGTAATCGAGGCCCTGATTCTGCAATCCCGCAAGGCCGAGGGAAGTCTGGTTCTGCGCGTTGAGTAACTTCTGCTGCTCAGGCGCAAGGCTGAGTGTCTGCGTCCATCCGTTATCCGGGTCGGTGCCCGTCTTGGTGTATGTCAGGGAACCGTAGGGCGTAATCTGGTTGATGCGGTTCGCCGCCGCAGCCGCTCGCGTGTTCTCAAGATTGCCCATCGCCGTCTGCTGAGCCGCAGCGGCGTAGTTCGGGGCCGGCGGGGGACTGGGCGCGTCCTTGAAGTACACGCCGATTCTGCGAGCGAATAGATTTCTCATGTATCACCTTATCCAGCGGCAATCGTCGCGCCGCATGACGTAAACCAACAGGTCGCCCGTGGGATGCGCCCCGACGAGGCGCGTTTCCAGTTTGAAGCCGATGTGTTCATCGAACCGGCGTGCTTCCGCGTTCCCTTCACCCACCAGTCCGGTGATGCGGCTCACTTCGCAGACGTTGAAGGGGTAATCGAAAGCCACGCGGAGGAAGTCGCGAGTCATCCAGCGTTTTGAACCGTCACTGGCAACGTGCATGCAGATGTTCGGGCCGTTGTATTCGTTGTACACAACCCCGGCGACAAGCTTGTCGTCCTTGGCCCAACCAATCCCCTGCGCCGCCCCGAAGTTGCCGTGTTCGTTGACTCGTTTAGCCACCCACTCGACAACCTCAGGCCCGACTACCAGCACCTATAGAACCCCGGCGTCCTCTAGCAGGTAATCGGTCGAAATCCAGCGCACATTTTCGTTGCGCGTCGTCCCTTTCAGGTAAGCGGCGAAGGAGTAGCCCATCGCAAACGCGGTTTGCCAGTCACGCTTGATTTCAAGAGAGCCGCCCCAGGTTGCCGTTCCCCAAGTCCCAGTGCCCCAAATCCCTGCGGCGGTTCCCGAATAGGACAGAAGTCCCGTAGGAGCAGACTGGTCGTAATCCGCGTTAACGCCCAACAGGATTGCGGGCGCGCCGTCGGTGGTGATGATTGGGCGGGCCATCTTGATTTGCTTCAACTGAACTCCGCCGTGAGACGAAAACGCCTGCAGCCCGGAGAACTGAATGTCCGCCGTGCCGTCCTTGTTCCCCACCCACGCCTGATTCACGACGCCGTTACCGCCGAAGTACAGATTGTCGTTATGCCGCTCCCAACAGGCCGCATCCCATCCCGTGAAACGCGCCCACGAACCCGTAATGGTGTTCATGGCGAGCTGAACGGCATTCGGGCCGGTGCCGGTTGGGACGTTAATCAGGAGGATGTTGTCGGACGGGTACAGAATCGTCTGCCAGCCGTCGATCGAGCCGTATGCGCTCGTATAGTCCGACACGGCGGTTTGGATCTTCGCCGTCACCCGGACGTTCGTGGTTTCTCCGACGGTCGTCAGGGCCTTGGACAGCGGCGTTAATCCATCCGCCCCGAGGTACATCACATCGCCGCCATATTTCACGAAGCAGCGGCGGCCGAGCGGCTTGCCTAACTGGTAGACGCCGACAAGTGCCCACGACGTAGAGGCGGACGGGTCAGTCCCCTGATACACCGCGACTTCGCCTTCTGAAGTCACGAACACGGCGTAATCGTCCATGCCGAAGCCGACATCGAGCGACCATGTGGTCATCGCCATCAGGTAGCCGCCGCGATTGAACAGGCCCGAGAAATCAATGGCCGAGGCAGCGCCCGCCACGGAGTTCACCGGCAGATACCAGACTTTCAACGTGTTTTTTTCAACGAACCACAGGCGTTCCTTGAACACGTTGCAGTGAATCAGGTTCGCCGGGGTTGCGCCGGTAATCGCAGGCGTGGCCCATACCGTGCCGTTGAAGTGCCGGACTGCATCCGCGCCGTTCGCAATGACGAGGAAATTCCCGCCACTGGTGCCCATCATGCAGTGCTGCCAGCGGTCACTTGTCAGGCCGGTGAGGGACGACACGGCGGTCGTGCCGTTGACGTTATAGATGGCAGTTCCTGCGGCCGCAAACAGCGTAGGAGAGCCGGACGGCGGGTTGTAGCTCATCAGGGAGTTCACAGAACCCGTCATTCCCCCGCCGGATGACTGCAGGACATAGCCCAATCGCACGCGCACGTCGTTCGCCGTGGGGAACATGTTGTCCAAAACCACGGCGTCGCGCTTATCCATCTGGGCTAGGGAGTCGCGGGCGTTCCACCCTCCCACGGGCGCAGGGACGGAAACCGTCCTTGCTACCTGGGCGCGATTGAACCGGCGAGCGGCTACCCTCACGGCGTCCACGACCCGGACGGCACGACGACCAAGGGCACCACGTCGTACATGGCACCCGACATGCTGATAGTAGCCTTGCCCGCGTCGCGATTGGAGGCGTCCGCCAGGGCGGTTTCGTACTTGTTGAAATCTTCCGCGTACGACAAGCCTTTCGCCGCCTTCCAGCGCCATACCATGCCGAGCATCATCAAACGGTCATCGAGGAAGGTGGAATCGCCGTCATTCGTGAATACTTCGGACGGCGTGCTGGCGGTCGACACCCATCGGCGGTCGATGTACTCGAACACACATGTCTGCCCCGCAGCAGGGACGGGGTAGAAGTTCAGAACATCAGCGATGATTCGGAACCGATTGAACGGGCCGGCAATCTGGATGGCCTTCTGCTGCTCCCAGTTCTGCGGGGTGTCGGGGCCGTAAACCGGGCGACGAAGGTCGCGATTCCAGATGGTGTTGTTGATGATGTAGGAGTAACCGGGGGCGATGGTGGACATAGCCCCCTGCACTTCCGCCGCGACGGTCGTAAACGTCGCGATGCGCTGCAGCTTCTGCCACGGATACCGATTGGCCTGCTCCTGCCCCTCCTCGTTCGCGATTTCGAGTAACTGGAGGATTTGCGGGTCAGTCGAGGTAAACGCGGCGTTCGGTGATGTCGTGATGCCTACACGGCGACATACCGATTGCACAAGCTGCAGCAGGGTCATTAAGCGGCTTCCTCAACCTTCGGCGGGCGGCCACGTCGCGGGGTTTCTTCCAGTGCGTTCAGGCGGGCTTCGAGCCGGTCCACCATGTCAGCCAGTCGGCGGTTCTCTTCCTTCGCTTCTGCGAGTTCTTGCACCACCGGGGACAAATCCTTTTTCGCCTGCAGTTCCGCTTTTGCCTTGTCGCGGAGATAACGCCCGTCGAGGCCGATTTCGCCCAGCGAGGCATCGGGAACGGCGGCCAAGTCCTCCAACGTCGGAAAACGGCTCGCCAACTGCTCCCTGCGGGACTTCAGAATGCGCTCCCACGTCAGAAGCGGAGTGCCTTCACGAGGCAGTGCGCGGCCGTTGCGGAAGTCGGCAAGCCCCGCCTTGAACTGCGCCACCCATTCGTGCGAATAACGCCCTTCCCGCGCCTCCCTGCCCTTGCGCTCGATGAACTCGTCCGCAAAGAACTCCATCGGGTCACCCCGATGCCCGTGCGGCGTAATCTGGATGAACGTCGCCATTTTCGGCACGTCATAGCCGGCCTCGGCGGATTTTTCCGCATCGACGCCGTGCTCGCGCTCGATGAAGTTGAAGTAGGGAACCCGGTCAATCTGATTCAGCATGTGTCTCTCCAAGCGGTTGCGCTTTGTTTTGCCCACTGCGTAGCGGGCAAAAGAAAGCGCCCCGGCGAACCGGGGCGAGGGAACGGGAGGTCTTAGGTAATCGCGCCCTGCATGTGCGGGTTGTTCAGCACGCCGAGACCGAAACCCGTGAAGGTGCCGGTGACGGTGACGAGGCCCGTGGCAGTCGCCGTGCGGTCGAAGGTGCCGATAGCCGAACCCATGTAGATGGTCTTGCCATCTGGGTCCAAACCAGCGACAACCGTCGAGCCGGGGATGCCGGTGCCCGACAGCGCCATGCCGAGGAACGCGCCGCCGCCGAGCAACTCGTAACCCGAAGCGCGGAACAGCTTGCCGCTGCCCGACTGCGTGTTGGTGTTGGTCAGCGAGATGGTCGCGGTCGCGGACTTGCGATTGCGAACGCCAAGCGCCTGCTTGCCGGCGCTGTTGGTGCCGAGGATGCCGGCCGCCGCAATGCCAATGGCAGCATCAGCCGCCACGGTCGCGTTAGTGCGGTAGACCGCAACGCCTTCCACCTGAACCCATCCGAAATCGCCCGAAGGCATCGGGGCAACGGCCACGCCGAAGGGGCGGCCCAGGTTGGCGGTGTTGGGGTAAAGCGTGGCCAGCATCGACTCGTCAATTTCCACGATGCTGCCCTTGAGGATGGCATCGTTGGATTTGACGTAGATGAAGGTGCCGTAGCCGTAAAACGGACATTCGGCGACCACGCGAAGGCCCAGCGGGTTGCGCTGGATGGTATCCGGCTCGAACCAGTCGTTGAACGGGTTCGCGCCGGCAAAGGGAGTAACTGGAGCAAACATTGATAGCTCTCCTTAAGCCTTGATAACGCCCTGCAGCGAGCGGTTGCTCACCGTGGCGTTGCCCATCCAGATGACGTTGCGAACCATCGCGTCCTGATTGATGGACTCGATTTCGTCGAGCATCGTCATGTTGGCGTCGCGGTGAACCACAAGGTCCATGTACTTCGTGTTGAGGAAGTACGCGTGGGCAGCGGGAATGCCGCCCGACGAGTCGAAAAACACGTCGCTGGTCTTGTACTTCATCGCCACCATGCCGCCCTGACCGTTCTCGTCCGGCGCGTAGCGCTTGAGCGAAGTCTGGCTCTGCTCGTAGAACGCGAAGTAATCGTCCGACATCACGATGAGGTCCGGCACGTCGGTGCCGCGAGTCAGGCGGATGTACAGCGGCAGCATCAGCGACTCGATGGTCGAGGCCGACGGGGTGATGCCCGCGCCGCCCTGCAGCGGGGCCGCAGCGGACTGCACGACGTTCTGCCAGAAGGCATAAGTGCTGCTATTGATACCGCCCACGGTGCCGGTGCCGGCGTCGCTGACGAGCGCCTGCAGGCCGTTGATCTGGTTCGCGGCGGTGCCGTCCGAATACAGGTCAGCCGACAGACCGTTCGCCATGCTGTTCTGCGCGTTTTTCACCTTCGCCTTGACGAAGTTGATGATGCGCTGCTCGCCGGAGTTCACGCGCATTTCGTAGCCCGAAACGGCGATGGACACAGCAACCTGACGCCACGGGTATTCCGCAGCCGACAGCACGTCCACGGCGCTGATGTTCAGCACATCAAAGCCGGAGTAACGCTGATAGGTGCTGTTGCTGGCGTATTCCAGCGGCTCGACAATCGAGAGGCCACCGTCCTCGATGCGAGTCTTGCCCGCTTCCTTCAGTTTGCGGAAAAGTGCGTTGTGACGCGTCAATTGTGTTACTGCACCGGCTCTTTATCCGGCGCTTCACTGACTTTCGCCAGTGTTCAGACTATATCATCGCCTTCTTACGCTGCTTGGTTGCGCTAATCTTCGCGCCGTGGCCTTTCGGGATGCCGCGCTGCGCTAGGCTTCGCTTCAGGTTCGCCTCGGCTGACCAACGATTCCCCACAACATTCCGCGCCGCTTCAACGCCTTTTAGCGTTGCCTCGCCGCCCAGGCCGCTAGACCTGTCGTGCGCGTTGTAGAGCTTGCCGGCGTCACGGTAGAACTCAATCCACCGCTGCTCGGCTTCGTTGTGCGCCCCGCGCTTCGGGTAGTCCGTTTCCTCAAGGACTCGCATCCGAAAAGCCTGCTCACCGTACGCCTGCCAATCCTCCGCTAGTTTCGTTGCATGGTGCTTGCCGGAGCGGCAAAGACACCGATGCTCGCGAAACCGCTTCGATAGCTTGGCGCTCGTCACGCCAACGTACGCGAAACCATTAACCTCACATTCAAGAGCGTAAATAACTGCCATTCGGGTTCCCCTCTCTGGCTTGTTGAAAGCGCCCCGCGCTCGTGGACGTTTCGCCCGTTCTGGGTTACTTCGTCTAGTCGTTGAACCTTCACCGCATTCCTGCGGCGCTTGGCTGCTGATTGCCCAATCCGCCCTGTTTTCACACCTTCACGCTTACCCTTGCGGGTTACGTTGTGGTCAGGCCGGCTTAAGGGGTTTCCAGCAATTCACGGGGTTTTAAAACGTCTAGTGTCAAACGTTATCCGCGATTTCCTTGCGATGCGCACGGAACGTGGTGGAGACAAGCTCCGAAAACACGTTAAACGCACCGGCCGCAAAACCCTGTCCGGGTGAAGCCATAGTGAGTACCTCTTAACCCGCCCGCAGACGTGCGAGCGTTTGCTTGATGGTGTCGTCCATTGTCTGCCCTGCGGCAGGTTCCACCGGCACTACGCTGCTGCGCGAGCGTACATTGACGCTCGCCGCTTCTCGCGCCGCTTTCGCCGCCTTCGCCGCCTCCTCGCGCTCGCGCTGGGCCTGCTGTTGAGCAACCAGGGCACGCGTGTTGGGATTGGCGTAAACGGCCTGCGCATAGGCATCTTCAAGCGAGTTCGCGAGGCCGGCATTGAGTAATGCCGCCATGTGTTCACGCACTGCGTCGAAATGGCTATGGCTGGGGTCAGCAGCAAAACGGGCGATGTCACTGTGGAGTGACTCGTCCTCCTGCTGCCGGCCCATCATCTGTTGCTGAGTCAGGTACTGCTGTAACTGCTGTACCTGCTGCTGTAGCGCGCTCACCGTCGAGTCGACGGGGGCGGGCTGATAATTCTGCAACTGCCCGATGTCGATGCCGTATGCCTGCGCCAGTTGCGCGAGGTACTGCACCTTCTGTTCGGGCGGGCTGTAGCGGAGCTTCGCGTCCGCGTTGAGCAGTTCGGAAATGGCCTGTTCGGGAGCCACGCCCAACTGCTGCATCGTCTGCAGATGGGGCTGTATGGCCTGCCCCACCACCTGGGCGAACTGCGCCGCCGATTTGTACTGTTCAATCCCCTTGTGAAAGTCCGCCTCGCGTCGGGCGACTTCCTGCTGCACCAAGGGCGGGAGCTTCGCCCACTCCGCAGCGGCTTCCTTCTTCCACGTATTTGGCGGCGGGGCGACCGGCTCTGGCGGCTGCTCAGCAACTGGCTCAGCCTGTACTACCTCCTGCTTCGCGAACCTGCCTGCTTCATCGCGAACGCGGTTATCGGTCGGGGTTTCGGGTGTCTCCGGGGTCGACATCTTCGCGAGGGCCTCGCGAATGGTGTCGTCCATCGACTTTTCTTCTAACTCCTCGACCTCGATTCCGGTGTCGAGAACTTCCGCGTCGAGGGTTGCCTCGTCCTGCATGTTTTCTCCGGGCATAAAAAAACCCGCCGAAGCGGGTTTGTTAGGAATGAAGCGGGTTATCCCCGCTCTAGTATTCGTCGCTGCTGTGGACTCAACTGGGCGTAAGCCCGCCTCGCCGCCGCTTCGATGCCGGCGTCCTGTCGGGCCTCCTCGTAGAACTTTCGCCGGGAGGCTTCCTTGCGCTCTTCCTCCATGCCTTCCCACGGGCGCGTGCCGGTGCGCTTGAAGTCCTCGCGCCGGCCCTTTCGGCCGTGCACGATTCGCCCATCAATAGGGCTTTCGTAGTCCGGCAGGTCGCCGATGACGTAATGGGTTTTAGCGCGGCTGTACTGGTTCGCGGGAATCAGTTCGCCGGTTTCCCTGTCCTGAATGAATCGCTGTCTCATAGCAGTAGCATCAGCACTTCTTCGTCGTCTTGTTCAGCAAGCTGGGCCTGCAGTTCCCGCAGCATCCCGTCTATCGCGTTCAACTGGACGATGTAACTCGACCAGTCCGTCGCCCTGACTGGCGGCGCGGGGATGCTGACGTGTTCGACCGCTTCGGGAATCTCGTCCCGCAGGGCCTCTAGTTTCTTTTCAAGCCGCTTGGCTTTCCGCTTGGCCTTCTTCGGCTCGTAAATCTCAACCCGGAATGCGTCATCACCGCCGACTTTCCCCTGACCTGACGCGGGGGATGTGACGCTTTGCAGCAGCGTCAGAAGCATGGGTTACAGCCCCCGCAGGGCTGCGAGCGTCGCCTCGGTTTCCGCGATGTCTGCCTCGACCTGCGTGAGGGCCGGAATATCGCCCAGGCGCTCGAAGGTCGCCTTCATCTGGCTCAGGGTCGCCAGTCGGTTAGCCAGTAAAGCAATCAAATCGGCGATGTTCATACCAGCGCAATCAGTTCCTGACTGACTGTCGACAGGTGCGCCTGCAAAAGAATCACGTCGTACTTATCCGTGCCGTCAATCGCTGCATAGGCCGCCATTCTGGAACCCAGCGCCGCCGTGCCGGCCTGCAGGAAATCAGTCGGCGTGTACGGACTCAGCACGCGGTTCTTCACGTCGAACCGGAAAATCTGGTTCACGGCCGATGCGGTGTACAGGTTGATGTAATGCATCCGGCCTTCTTGGCCGTAGGGCGCGTAGCATCCCGTGGAACCCGTGGCCGGCAGTGCGCCCGGAGAACCGTCATAGGTAATCGCGCCCGTCCACGTGCCGGTGATGGACGCGGCAATATCCAGAACGTCGAGGGTCGCCGCACCGCCGCGCCAGTAGTAGACGAACGAGTGCCGCGCATTCCGGGCCGGGTCGGGCTGAATGCCAAAGGACGGCATCCAGAAGCCCGAGGCCGCATGGGCCGCAGGGGCGACGCCGAAGTAAGTCGTCGACCAAGCGCCTGCGGTGATGTTGTTGGTGCCGTTGTTGATCGTGGCGTCGGTGTAGTTGTACGTGTAGACCGTCGTCGTCGCGGTCGAGCGGAGCAGCAGGAGATTCGGCTGTTCGATGACGTACTTCGCGCTACTGGAGGGCTGCGTGGCCCACGCCGTCCCGAGCGTGTACACCGGAGACGCGCCTGCGGTGTGGCTCGCGATGATTCGGCGCTGCCCGACGGCTGCCGGGGTCGTCGTGTCCTGCACGATGCGAATCTGGAAATTGCGGTATTCGTTCGCCGCCACCACTGCGTCACCGTCCGTCGCCTGCCCGGTGAGGCTTGAGGCACCGGAGGCCGTGGCCGTCAGGGCCTTGCGGGAGACGATATTGGTGTCGTAAGTAAACCCGCCCTTGATCATCCCCTCGCCGGGTTCGCAGTTGTAGGGCGTGTACTGCTCATCAAGCACCACGGCGGCCGAGTCCGTGCCAATCGTCGCCGGCAGGTTGGTGTTGGTCAGGCTCGCGAGCGTGTTCGTTGCCACCTCGAACGACCGGAAAGTCGTCGCCGCCAACGCCGCAGCGGACAGCATCATCACGCGCCCGGACAGCAGTTCGTAACGGGCACCGGAGGCCGGGGTGAACGTGAACGCGTTATCCACCGTGATGACCGGCGCGGTGCCGGACGTATTTCCGACGATGAACCGCTCTTCCGTTTTTCCTGCGGTGGTGTCGATGATGCGAATCTTGAACCCGTAGTCCCCAGAACCGCCGCGATTGGCAAGCATGTTGGTGCCCACGGCAGTCGGGAGCGCGGTCGACAGGGTGACGGAAGTCGTCGTCGCGCCTGCGGCAATGGTGCCCACGGCCGCAAACGAAGGAACGAACACGGAAGTTGAACCCGCGCCGAACGTACCACCGAGGCCGGGGTTCACCGCGAACGACCACGACTTCGTGACGATGTTGAAGCGGTTCAGGATGGCGGCGGAATTCAGGTTGTACACGAACGGATTCCGCGACACGTCCGAGCGCATGTCGGCGCACATCGAGGTTGCGGCGGCGTGGGCGTTCGGGGACGGGGCAACCTGCACCCACATCAGCCGGTCCAGTACCTTCTTGAAGTTGTTCGCCATCAGCTAATCCTCGCTCGAACGCAATCCGCCCAAGCGGAAAGATTCGCCCCGTAAACCTGAATGCGGCCCTGTATGCCGTCGATGTTCGTCAAGCCGGTGACGGTGCCAACAGTTGTCACCGTGGTGACCGTGGTCACCGTGCTGACAGTCGTCACCGTGCCGGATTCCACAATCACCGTTCCACGCTGCCGCTGGAGGCTCTTGTCATAGCCTCTGGGGCTTTCCAGCGCATGCAGCACGCGAGTGGTCATCGCGTGGTTATCCTCGTCGTGGACGGGCAGCGGATTGCTTTCAGAGACGCCGCTAATCGTTACTGGGACGGTGCCCTGCACGGCAACGTCTAGAGGCGTGGTGGCGATAACGTCCACCGTTCCCGCAACGCCCACAGAACCCGCAATGGGCATCGGGTTACTGGCCGACACGTCTCCGTCGCTGGTGTTGTCAGCACCGAGCGTGAGCTTCACGCGCTGATGGAGAACACCGCCAATGTCATCCGCCGCGACGGTTGCGCCAGACCCCGGTGTATAGCCGACGTTATCCGCCATTACTCAACCCCTACCGCTTTGCCGTCCATGCCTCGGACGATGCGCTTCGGCCTGTTCATGCCCGCCACCAGTTCTCTGATTGCGCCAATCGTCTCCGCCTGCATTTGCATTACGGGGTTCGCCAGTTTTTCGATAACCTCGGCATTCGCCGCCCGCACCGCTTCAGACACGCCGCCGCCGATGACGCTCGAAATTGTCGGCACGCCTGCGCCCGTGGGTTCTCGCCCTGCGGCCATTTCGGCGATGACGATGCGGGTGGAAGCGTCCAGTTCCGCCTTCCACTTCTCGAACGCTTGCGACCTCTCTGACGCCGCCGATTCCAGTTCAATGCGGAGCCGTTCCCGCTCGGCTTCGAGTTCCGTTTCCTGCTGTGCCTGACGGGCCTGCGCGGCCTGCTTGGCCTCTTCCATCTGGGCTGAAAGCTGGGCCTTGAACTGCTCTAGTTGCGCCGTGGCGGCGAGTTCCCGCTCATGCTGTTGCGCCTGAATCTGCGCCTTGAACTGCTCAAGCTGGAACGCGGCCTGTGCCTTGGCCTCTTCCGCTGCCCGCATGGCCTCAGCGGGGTCGGCGGCCGGGGCCGGGGCCTGCACGGCTTCCAGCGCATCTTCCACAGCAGTACCCAGTTTCGCCCTGCGGCACGCGACGAGGATGATTTCCTTGATGGCTTCCACCGGCATCGCGCCGGCCTGCACCGCCGGCCCCAAGCCCTGAACAAGGGCCGTGACACCGCCCAGCAGTTCGGTAAGCGCCTGCATGTCGTTGTCTTGCGTGGCGGTGAGCGTCGAATCCGTTTCAATGTCGATGCGGTACGAGCGCCCTGCTTCGTCCCTGAGCGCCTGAATCACCTGCTCCCACGTCACCATAGGGGCGGGCTGCTGCCCCGCTTGTGCGGCCTGCTGTGCGGCCATAGCGGCATCTGCTTCCGTGGGCAGTTCAACCATCGTCATCGCGGCAATCGTCTGCGGCTGGAACTTTTCGGCGATGAGTTCGGCTTTCAAGCGGAGAATGTCGCGGATGTACCGCTGAACCTCGGCCTGCATCCGCTGGAGGCGCTGCGTGCCCCAGGTCGTCTTGATTTTCTGCGCCCCGAACGTCTCCGCAGGGTCGGAGGCCGCCCGCATGATGTCCGCGATGCCAGTTATCTCGTAGATGACTTGCTTCGTGGCCTCACGCTGGACGTACAACTCCTTCAGAACCGCCGCAGCGGTTTCCATCGGCACCATCCAGATAGCCTTTTCAAGGCCTCCACGCTCCAGCAGCGCCGTGACATTCTGCGCAGGGATGAGTTCGTTATCCCCTGCCCGCATCAGTTCGGCGATTTCCGTCAACGTCGCGTCGTAGATGCCGCGAACCCTGAGGGCTTCCACCAGCTTGTTAATCCGCTGGCTGATGCGGTTCAGTTCCTTCGCCTGCTGCTCGTACTGCGCGTACAGGGGCACGGGTTCGAGGCTGTCGTGCTGCTCGATGGCGTACAGCGGCCGGGGATTCGGGAAAAACTGCTTCAACCCGAGCGGGTCGGACTGGACTTTCAGCGGACGGTCAAACCCGTTGGCAATCCAGACAACCTGTCGTTTGTCCTTGTCCCAGATTTCCCAGACTTCCGCCGTCCTGAACAGGGGGAGCAAGTCCTCATTCTTGGCGAAGTCCTCTTCCGCCACGCCGTCGAGGCCGACGGACTTGCCTACCTGCTCGCCGAACTTCTCAATCAGGTCGTCGCGGGTTAAATCATGGCGGAAGGCTACCCACTGCACCTCGTCCCATGTTTTTCCGGCCCCCATGCGGAAGTCCGCCCACTGGACGCGCTCGACGACCACCTGCTCCCACGTGACTTCCTCGTAGGCCCCTTCCTGCGCTTCGTGCGTGGGTTCTTCACTGCCCTCGGAGTGCGCCAGTTCACCGGGGAGGTTGTCCGCGCCGACTTGGGAAAGAGAGGGAACATAGCGAATGCGTGACACGGCGCGGCCGGGGAGGAGCATCGCCAAAACGTCGCCCTTGATGACGGCATCGAAGTCGTATTCGTCCTGGCAGAACTCAAGCGCACGCTGCAGGACTTTGGAGACGGCTTTCCCTACGGGGTCGTCGTCGTGGTATCGGCGACGGACGATGGGTTGGGGGAGGCTGTTGTAACAGGCTTGGCGAAGGGTTTCGGTGTTCGTCCACAAAACGTTGAACGAGTTCAGCGCCGGCGTTTCGGGCGTGTACGCCTTGCACACGTCCCGCGCTTTTTTCCGCCATTTGTCCTCGCGCTTACTGGACAGCTTGAGTTCAAGCTTCCAGCGGCGACAGACGGCCTCTGGCGAGAGGTCGGTGGCCTGTTCGAGCAGTTCGGGCATTAGGCTCTGTAGCCCACTTGGCTAGAGCAGGACTGATACCAGTCGCTCACCGACATGGCATCAATAAGGCCGGCGCGGATTCTGGCGGCGAGCCCGTTAATGAAATTCGTGAACTCAGGGACGGTAATATCGCCGCCGCTGCCGATGTTGTGCCCGTAAACGTGAATCGACGCGCCGTATTCAATGGCGCGGTCGACCGCCGTTAAAATCTGGGCGCCTGTGGTTCCCGGCCCCCAACCAAAAACCGGCGTGTTGAAAAAATCCATGTTCGGCGAGGCCATCGTCAGGCAGTTACTAAACGGCCCCTGCCCGCGCCCGCCGACTGCTCGCCCGCTAACGAATCCCATTGCCTTCAGGCGGGCAATCACGTCGTTATTGTAATTGCCATACGTGTAGGCCATATGCCCCGCGCCACGCGTCCAACCGTTGCTAACGATGAAATCTTGGCAACGCTGAACGGACGCCTGCCAGCGGTCGTACCAATTACTTGCCACGCCGCTCACGGTGATGGGGGTCAGCGTCTGCTGCCCAACGGACGACGGCAGGGAAGCGTCGCACGCGAATGAAACAGTGCCTGCGCCGACGGACGTGATGACTTTCTGCCCGCAATACGAAAACGGGTCTGCGCCGTCGATTTGGATAACATCGCCCGGCGCGAAGGTCGGCAGCCAGACGTTGGCGTCAGGCGTCGCCGTCGCTACGCCGCCCGTCTGGGTGATTTGCGCGCCCATCGGGAATGTCGCAGAAATGTGGTCTGCGGTATGGTTGCAGATGTCCCAGCCTGCGTCATACGTCGTCTGCAACTGGGCGCGGGTCATCTTCCCTGAATCGCCGACACTGTTGCTGTTGATGTAATTTGTGCCGGGAATCCCGAGCGGCTGCATCAGCGAATATGCAGTGTTGAACACGTCCGCGCTGTTGTCGTCGAAAGAAATGACAATCTTGGGGCGAGCGCGGAAGTTTGAGAACACGTTATAAAGCCGCAGCCGATGCCCGGATGGGTAGGTGTCAGACACCATGCGAATTTCGATACGCCGGATGTTGGACCACGACGGTGACCCCACCACAGAACCGGCAGAAAGACGCTGCGCCCACGTAAACCGCCCGCGCTTGCTGACGTTCTGCAGTTGCCCGTTGAAATCGTAGTAATCCGCTCCTAGCGAACCCTGCGTCGTGCCAAGCAGAATGCGTAGCCTGTTGGCCGGCACATCCGTCTGGAATGGCTGACCTCCCGGCGACACTTCGCCAAGCTCAAGCCCGAACAGTGCGCTTCGCGAGAAATCCCACGGGGTTGCGCTACTGATGATGACCGCAGCGTAACCGCTGCCGGCAGTCGTGGCCGTATAACCGAACTCGACGAAATCCGCGCCAGTCGTCAGCGTCGCGTTACTGGCGTTCGCGCTCCCCAGCGTCGGGCTGAACGCGAGCGGGTTGATAATCCCCATGCCCGGCATCCGGTTTGCGACGGTGAGGCCGGCGCGAGGCGGCATTAGATCGGCCTCCAATCCACCAGAACGTTAGGGCCATCAGCGCCGACGGAACACGTCATCGTGCAACCCGATTCCATGCGCCGCGCATTACCTGGGGCCAACGCCTGCACCGGGACGCCACCCGTGACAGTCGTCGCCGGGATAACCCAGCTTACCGCCGCGCCCGTGACATCCGTCAGGCCCGCAATCGTCACCGTGCCTGTCGTCGTGGCGCGAATGGTGATGCCCATCAGGAAAATCGGCGTCGTTCCCGCCGTGCCAACGTTCTGCGCACTGGTGCTGTTCGCCAGCATGTTGCTGTTGCACTCATGCTTCACCGCGTCGTAATTGTTCGTCAGGCTACTGGTGTTCCGCTCACCGCCAATGACGCCCTGCTCCAGCGTGTAGACGGAGCCATCCGAGCCAACGACGGCCGGCTGCATGTTCTCCATGCCGTTCGCAGGCGTCGTGCCTGCCAGTCGTCCGCGCATCATCGTCATCACGCTTCCTCTCGCCGCCTGCTCTGGCGTCTAATCAATTCGTTTACCGTCAACTGCTGCGGGAATCTCGGTTCCGGCTTCGGCTTCGGCTTGTACTCTTCCCGCCAGACAAGGCACGCATACCTGAACGCGTCCGAGTAGTGCGAAGTCCAGTTATGCTCTGGCTTGGACGGGGAAAACGCCTTCTTTTCGTCGTCCCACTTGCGCCGATAGTTAACTAGCGCCTCTAGCAGGTACTCACACTTCTCTGCGTCGAACCACAACGACGGGAATGTCTGTCGCGCGGCCTGTATGCCATCAATCAGGCTGAGTTCCGGCACGATGCGCGGCTTCCAACCCAGCGCCCGGAACTGCTCTTCCATCGAGCGCCCCGTCTGCAGCGACTTGGCTCTGGCGTCATGCGGCAGCCACAGCCATTCGCCGTAACGGTAGCCGCGCTGCTTCAGGACTTCGTGGTAGTGGACAATCGGCTGCCCGTGGCTGCTGTAAGCGTCGATGACGCGAACTTCGTTGCCCGCCACTTGGAACCAGACAATCGCCGTGTCGTCCGTATAGCCCAAGTCGAGAACCGCGTGGACGGGGACGGCATCGTCATACGGCACCGCCGTAATTCGGCCCTCATCCCGCGCCCTGCGCAGTTCCGCCCCGTAGAAAGCGCCTAGAATCGACGCCTCGAAGCTGCACAGATATTCCTGCTCGAACATCGCAAGGCCGGCTTCTTCGCCGAAGTCCGCGATGTAACTGCGACGCTCCTCGTCCAACTGCGCCAGGCTGAACACGCCCGTCGTCGTCGCAGGCAGCACCTGGGCGAATGCCTTGGGGTCAGCCTTGGCTGCTTCCAGCGTGCGGTATGCGTGGTTCTTGCCGCGACTGGTGGTGATGAAAATCTGCCAGCCGCCGTTTTCGGCAATGATTGGCCGCAGATACGCCCGCGCTGCGGGATTTGCCAGCGCCCACTCGGAATACACGATGCCGGCCGGCGTCGAGCCGACCAGACTGTTGAACCTGTCCGAGCCTACAACCTGCCACGTCGACCCGTTCTTAAAGACGATTTGCATCTCGTCGTCACGGGTTTTTTCGCGCAATGCCGGCGGGAACGCCTCGTCGATTCGCCGCTTGCCAGAATGCGGGTTGACCGCCATCCAGATAGCCTTACGGGCCTGCGCGTACTCCGGCAGCATGTGCCAGTAACCGGCGACACGCTCCATTGCTGCCACCGCCGTGCGGTGCAACGCCACCTCGTCCTTGCCTGAGCGACGATGCCAGACTAGCTCTGCGTGCCTGCCGCCGTTTTCGAGGTAGTCCCACGCTGGCCGCTGGTATGCGCGAGGCGTCCAGTTATTCGGCAGCCTGATGCGCAAATTTCACTATCTCGACGACGAGCGGGCCGTCGTCTGCGCCTGTTAGCTGAGTGGGAAGAACCTTGCCAAGCAAGGTTAGAAACCCCGCCGGCTGTTCGCGACTCGCCCAGCGGAGATAATCGACGCCACCCTCCTCTTCGAGGGCGCTCAGAATCATTTCCCGGAGCAGTGCGGTGTTCTTGTTGGGCGTGCCCTTTTGCCGCCCGCCGCGCCGCTCACCGGGCGCGCTGCCTTTCCCTGCCATCGCTGTTCATTGCTTTTTCTGCAATGCCTCTATTCGGGGTTGCCCGTCCAGAAACAAAAAAACCCGCACTAGGCGGGTTTCATTTGGGCGCACTGGCCCGAAGCGAACGTTACCAGCGGGCGCAGGCCGTAGCAATCGCGTCGAGCATGTCTTGCAAATGCAAACGGCTAACTCCGAGTTTCGAGCACGCGATGATGGGCGCATCACCTCCCAGGTAACAGACGCGAACCACTCTGCGCTCAAGTCCTTCCAGCCTTCGCACGAACTGCTCCACGGCTTCCGCGTCGTCCTCGTCCACCGTGGGCTTTGGGTCGTCGGATTCCCACACATCCCCTGCATCTGGCCGATACAGGCGGGCGAATGAACATTCACGGGGAAACGATAAACCCGCCGTCCACTGCAGGCTCCACCGCGCCCAGTTTTCCAATCGCTTCTCCCCTCGGCGAATCAGGTCAGATGCCAAGTTTGCCCGCCCTCCAGTCGCGCTCCCAGCGTCTGCAGTTCTCGTAGGGCATGCTAAGCGCAATGCTAATCTTCCACGGGGTAAGGCCCTGCTCTCGTAGTTCAGCAAACTGCTGACGCCCCTCGCGGTTCTTCCGGTCATCTAGTGCCTGTCCTTTCGCCCATTTCAGGAATGTGTTTTGAGGTATGCCGACGCTCAATGCGAACTGCCGGCGACTCAAGCCGGAAGTTTTCCACTGCTCAACCAGTTCAAGCTTCTGGGTTGGGGTAAGCCTCACTTCTCGCCGAACCCCGCGCTTTCCCAAGCATCGGCACACGCCAACTTGTGCCCGAGGCACGCCGCCTTGGCCTCATTGGCCGAGTTGAACGTGCCCAAGTGGTCGGGGAATGAACCCGGCCGCAACATGCGGGCTATCCATCTAGGGCCTGACATCACGACGACATACGGAGGGCAGCGGAATGCGCCGGGTTCGGCTCGCCATTTCATGCGGCGGCCCTCACGATTGCCCGCCCGATGATTTCCGCGATTTGCGGGACAATGGCATTTCCGAGGCATCTAAGGCGGTCCACCCTTCCGGAAAGCCCATCAGTCGCTCGGCAAAAGTCGGGTTCAACTTGCCACTGTCCGTTACTATCGCGGACAGGTAAAAGTGGGAAGTCCAGTGGGCGTGCGATGCCGTTCCTTTCGGCCCGCATCCTTTCCATTCCGCCGCGCGAATTGTTGGCAACAATGAACAGCCTGTCTCGCCGATGCTCTGCGCCAACGGCAAGAGCTGGTAGTACGACCGGCGCGACTTCGTAACCTTCAGCTTCCAAGTCAACCGCGCATCGCTCAAGGGTTGACTCAATAGCCCCGCCAACATTTTCGGCAACAACCCATTGCGGGCATAGTTCGCGGACGACCCGGATAAATTCCGGCCACATATCGCGCTCGTCGTCTGTTCCTCGTCGTTTTCCGGCCACAGAGAAAGGCTGACAGGGAAATCCTCCGCAGATGACATCTGGCGCTCCGTATTCGTCTGTTAGTTGGTCGGTTCCGATGCAGGCGCATTCGCCAAATTCCTCATCACAACGAGGACACCATACGTTGCCGTCCTCGTTTTCTTCCTCGCAGTCATACAGACGCCTGGCGAGTTTCGTGATGTCTCCGAGGTTTGGAACATCGGGCCAGTGTTTTTTAAGGACTGCGCTTGCATACGGATCTATCTCGCTTTGCCATATGATTTTCATCCCGGCCCGCTCTAAGCCGAGGTCAAACCCACCAATTCCCGAAAACAACGATCCAACGGTCAGCATGCGTCGTCCCCCATGGCTTGTCTGAAATCGGGCACCGCGAAATCCGGGCATTGCGGGGCTATCGAAAACTCCAGCGTGCCCACCGTTCCATTCGCCCGCAGGGCCTGCATGCGTTTCAGTTCTTGTCGGTAGTGTTTCGCAATGGCCGACGTTTGCTTTCTCAGGCCCCTAGCCGGTTTGTTCGCCAGTTCCCTTAGCGCGTCCACCACGACTATTCCGCGCAGTCGCCACATGAGGTCGCTATGTTCATTCGGCCGACTGCCGACGTACTGGTGACAGCCGTAGCACAGGGCTACGCCGTTCAATGGGTGGAATCGGGTGCTCCAGTTGCCCCGGCCCATGTAGTGGCTACAGTGCAAGCCCTGCGGCTTGTGTTCGTAGTGCGTTCCGCACCGTTCGCAGAACCATTCGGCCCTTTCGCGGACACAACGGCTGAATGCCGAATCGGCCGGGGTGATAAGCAGACTCATACAATCCCCGCCCTGCGGTTGCTGTTCAGGGACCGCCATACCTCAATGACCAGAAGCGCCCGCTGCCTTTTCGCTTTGAGAATCTCCAGTTCGTAATAGGCGGCCTCCAAGGCTTCCAGCGCAGCGCGTACCTCATGCGAAGTACCCGCCATTGCTTGGCGTTCAGCAACGCTACCCGCTGCTGCAAGAAACGCAGACTCGCGCGCAATTTTCGCCCCCGCTTCCTTTGCCTCTCGCTTGGCGACAGCCTGCGCATACGCTTCCTCGCTTTCCGCTAGGTAGTTCAAGGCCCGCTCGACCTGTTTTTCGTCTGGCAAGCTCACTGATACCCCCGCACCTGATGCTCCCGCAGAAACGCCTCCACGACGCTCCTGTCGTGTTTCTTCGCCGCCGCCCTGCACCAACTTTGGAACGACGTTTCCCCGGCCTTGAGTGAGCGGAGAAATCTCAGCCACCGACCGACACAGCCGCGACAGGCCATGTCGTAACTACCGCCGGAACGTTGGCAGTCGGGGCAGTCGGGCTTTTCCTCGGGAGGAATCACGCGGACACCCCCCTGAGGTAGTCGAT